ACCTACCTCCTCTGGGTACGGACAATAAAGTTGTCCAGAGTGAGCGCCGAGGAATGGGAGACCCTAACCCCTGAAGAATGTGTTCGGCGAGGTCTTTGTGATCCAGTTCGCGTTTTTGTGAAGGGTGAGCCCCACAAGTCCTCCAAGCTGGTGGACAAACGGTTTCGGATAATCATGTCCGTTTCCCTTTTGGACCAGCTTGTGGCAAGGATGCTCTTTCGCATGGGAAACCATGCTGAGCTATTGCTTCACGAGGCTATACCGTCGCAACCCGGAATGGGTTTAAGTAGCGACGAACAGGTGGAGAGGTTCCAGCAGAGACTCTCGCTCAAGTGCGGGATTCCCCTGGAAGACCTACATTCCCAGTGGGCTACTGCAGTGCGCCCTACAGACTGCAGCGGGTTTGATTGGAGCGTTCAAGATTGGATGCTAGTCGATGACCTGGAGGTTCGCAACCGCCTCACAATTGGTTGCCCCCCCATCCTTAAAAGGATGCGAAGCGGCTGGCTCCATTGCCTGATGAATTCAGTGCTGGAGCTTGGAGATGGAACTTTGCTGGCTCAAACCGAGCCCGGCATTCAGAAGTCAGGTTCATACCTGACCTCCTCCACCAACAGCCGAGTTAGGTTCATGTGCGCGGTTTATGCCGGCGCTGAGTGGGCCTTTACAATGGGGGATGACGCCCTGGAGGACGCCAATTCCAGCCTAGAGATCTATGAAAGACTCGGGCTGAAGGTGGAAGCAAGTGATCGGCTTGAGTTTTGCTCGCAGCACTTCATCGCTCCCACTGTAGCTATCCCGGCCGGGGTAGGCAAGATGCTGTATAAGCTCTTGAACTCCTATGACCCCGGCTCTAGCGATCCGACTTGCGCTCTGCGATATGCCAGCGCGTGTGAGGGTGTGGTTAAAGAACTGCGCCATTTACCCGCTGATCAGATCCAGGCGCTCGCGATGTTCCTCGCCAAGTCGGACGAGGAGCAAAGCTGCAAAAGGGAGTAAACTTTTCCACTCCACCCCAGCCGACATACTTGTTGCGAGATCGGAAGGGCTAGGCAAGTTGCTACGCTGGCGAGTTTCATAGTGATAACGGCACTTGTGATTTTGTTTATCATCATCATAACTGCGGCGCTTTACTTGTATTTGAACTCGCGTGTAAATGGCGGGCCGCAAGAGAGGACGCAGGAACTCCCGCGTCTCCACAACGATGGCACGCCAGCAGCGTAAAGGGGCTTCACAGCCCAGGCCCGTAGTGGTTGTTCAAACCAACCAACCCCGACGTAAAACCGGACGACGTCGTGGAGCGGGTAAGCAAAAGTCCGGTACTACCAACACAGCCAAAACGATACGGGAGTTCGTGACGGACCCCATCGCCGGGAACGGCGCTGGGTATATAGTCATGGGGCCCGACAATACGCAAGCTGGTTGGTTAAAGGGTTTTCTGCAAGCCTACCACCACTATATCATAAAGAGCGTAAGTCTTGAGTGGCATTCAGCCGCTAGCTCTACAGCTAGCGGAGTTATGTCGTATGAGTGGGACACTACGTGTACCACCACTGGTGTAAATACACCTATGACTAACTCCATCAAGATTACCAACAACGGAACGCGTTCTGCCTCGGGCAAAACGATCGCCGTAGAGCCTCAGTATGAAAGTGGAACCCAAAACCAATTTCGAATTGGATATAAGGGAACTGGAGCGACCGGCACGGCTGGTTTCTTCAAGGTACGGTTTACGTTGTTGCAGAACAACCCTAAATAGGAAGCTTGGGTGACTCCATCACCTGGGCCTCAATCGAGGTCCCCGATGACCAATCGGGATTGGCAGTCGTCATGCCAG